CTCTTCCCCTTTAGTCTTTAGCGTCATAGCTGGATACATATTTTACCTTTTGAAACATCTTGATACATATTTAAACATTATTGTAGGTAGCATATTTAGAGAAAATCAAATAAAAAGCAAATAAATGAAGATTTAGAGAAGCCAGCCCTAGAAACTGCAAGGATAAAGAGAGCCGGCTTGTACTCAATGTGTGCGTTAAGATCGCTAGAAATCATCTCAATCAAGGATACGACAAGAACGCATCAATCTAACACAAAGCAAAGGGCGTTTATTTCATGTGCATAATCAAAAAGCAATTTTATATCTTGAGTGGTGGGCGTGTCTGGTACGAAGGTAAATCGTACGATCCTCAAGACTGTGAATTTTTAGAGGGATCGTATCTAGTGCTCAATACAATAGATGAAAAAATTGAAAAGCCATCTAAAAAACAGGCTAAAATAGAGCCCGTTCATACTATCATAGAAAGAGATTTAGATATGTCTTTACCCTTAAATCTGGATATGCTCATCACATATCCGTCTATCACATCACAAGCGCCCGTAACTCACACGGCTATCGAAGCGCCAGCGTTACCACCAGAGATCAATCAGTTGCAAGAGCTGCTTAAGATAACTGGTAATAATTTACCCTTGGCGATAGCGATCTTAATTGCGTTGGTCTTTTACAAAGACAAAAAAAAGAAAGACCAAGAGTCTCAAGATCATGCTATCGCTTGCGATATCGAGAGAAAAGACTTGCTTAAAAGACTAGATGCGATTGAAAGTGAATTTAAACAATTTGAGAGAGATCAAGTTAAAATCATGGTCGGCGATGGTGATATCAAAGATCGCATTGATCGCCTTGAGCGCCATGTGAAGAATTTGCAATAGGTCTTAATCCTCTGTCAGCAAATCAATTTCAATCTCATCAATGACAGCCAATAGCTTTTTTTTGATGGGATCATCTTCTTTAAGTAGTGCCATAATAATATCTCTAAGCAATTTAACGCTGTGCAATGTCATTTTCTCTCCTCTTCTTTACTCTGTATCTAGAAATGTGCCAGTGCACTGACGCGGGATTGAGAGAGACGGCTTCGCCTATGACCCTCAAAATACAGCCCGCCTCGTACATCTCAATAATCTTATTGATTGCCTCTTGTGACGTCTTCACTCTTGGCGCTACTCGGTAACGCCCTTTTTTGCTGATATCCATGACCAGCCCTAGATCGATCAGCTTTTTGTATCGCAGTTGCCTTGCTGTCTCTGGATTACAGCCCATGATCTTAGCGATTTGATGTACTGGCATAGTATGATCGACAAGCCGGTAATCGAATCGTATGGGCTTTTTGCCACCAGCCCGCTTGCGTTCTCTAGGCTCTTTAGGCGCTTTAGGCTCTTTAGGCGCTTTAGGTTTTTTCTTTAGCCCGTACTCCATAAGAGTCGCATCGTCTAGCGTTTGCCCTTTTTCAATAAGGCTCTCAAGGTAAAGTAATCGATCCATTTAAAATCTCCTTAAAGATTGATTGATTAAGTTTCTTTGCTTTAGTTTCTCTTCAACGATATGCGATCTATCCTCAATCGGAAGCTTAACATTGACGGTTGAGTCAGACCAGCGCCAGTTAATAACATCGTATCTAAGCGCATCGAGCGGGTCTTCATGCCCGTCTTTTTTCGGCTGTTCTTTTTGATCCCATGAGTAAGACAAAATAGCTTTTTTAAAAGAGTTGCCTGTTGCCCTATCGCCAGCATCCCAGACCTCACGAGTGCAAAGAATTTGCTTTGAGTGCATGAGGCGTTTAACGCGATTGATGCCATTCATGATGTCGGTACGAATAGGATCGGTGGCCCATCTAAAAGTCATGCCTATGCCCTCTTGCTCTGGTGGTAAAGATAGTGCCTTGAACGACGATTGAGCGGTATGGTCATTGCGATTGCTACCAGCCTTATCGCCACTAGCGCCGTCAAGCAAAATCCTATTAGGGTATGAGCTAGCTAGACTACGAGGGCAAGCCTTGAGGAGTATAAGCCTAGCTAACTCGGACAATTTGATTTCTTGGGGATTGATCTCACCGCATATCACATCAGCTTTGAGATGTGGATCATGCACGATAAAGAGGACACTCGGCTTTCTAAATCCGAAGTCTACCACAATGCGCCCGCTATACTCTGGCTTGTATTGCCAGCCGTCGATTATGTGCGCTTGTGTCCATTCATTGTATATCATGCCAGCTCGTGGCTTAGGTTGATTTTCGATCATGGCAAGGCGCTCGTCTTCTGGTAAATTTTTAGTAGCCTCGAACCAGTCAGCGCTTAGATTGTTTGCATTGACATGACTAGAAAAAAAGATAGGTCTGCAATTTGCTTTTTCTGCCATCTCTACCCACCACGCGCCCCATACCGGCAGGCCTACCATGATAAGCTTGGGCGTTGGCCCACTTCTCAAACGACCTAGCGCCTTGAATGCCACCTCTTCGGTCAACATCTGGCATTCATCAATGACGGCAAGCCCCGATGTGATGTTAAGCCCTTCTAAAGAGTTTTGCGATGCGTCTTGAGTACCAGGGCGAAAATATGATCTTGTCCATACTGTATGCCCATTAGGCGCTGTCCATTTGCCCTCAAGCGCATGATATGCCCATCCCTCAGCGCCTAGCCACTTTTGAATCTCTGGCGCTAGCACTTGCCTATAACGACCAGCTGTGTCGGTGATAAGCAAGCTCGATTTATTCGGATGCGCATCAGCCCATAGAGCAAGGGCAAAAACTAAGGCGCTTGTCTTGCCACTACCCCAGCCAGCACGAACGGCTATAAAGTTTTCATTTGATAGCAACAATCTCGATACTAGCTCTTTTTGTAGGTCATTGAGTTTAAGCATACGCCTCGATCCATATCTCTTTTAGCTTGTGCTTTAGGCGCATGATCCGCGTAAAAGTCGTGTTATCTTTCCAGCCCATGAGCTTGGCAATATCCCTATGTTTTAGGTCTTGCGATACTAGATCAATTAACTGCTTATCGTCATCTGATAGTCGAGATAGCATCATGGCTAGATCATGGGCAATGGCAAAGTTTTTCTCAGCATTGCCACCATCTGAGAATCGAGGATGCCCATAGTACTCGAAGCCCCCTAAAACTAGCCCTTTTGTGCTACCAGATTGAGCATGACCTGTTATCAATCTACTCATCGCCATGCTCTCAGTGATCATGCGTTTATCACGCCTATGATTATTGTGAATTTGCTGATAAAAATGGATTTGAGTAAGTCTTTTTAGATAAGAATAAAATCTATTTTTACTTTCAAATACCGTCTCTTTAGCGATCATATACTTGTATGTCAGCTCATAAAAGCTTGTGAAGTGGTCATCTTTATATGCGCTATCAAAGCTTTTCTTGATCATATTTTTGAGCAGTGCCATAAAGTCATGATCCGCCATATCGACATGATCCCCATCAGTCATCTTGATGATCCAAGGGCTTTGAGGTGGTGGGGCTTGCAGTTTCTTTTTGAGTTTCAATTTCTGTTCCTCGTATCTGGTCAATCATGTCAATCACGATTGACTTAGGTTTTTCAATTTGTTCAATTTCTAGCTTTTGTTGTTGTCCGAATTCGTCTCTAAACTGGGTCTCAAGCAAGAATTTAGCGGCCTTCCAGTCTGTCTCGGCTGCTATGATCACAGTACGCACTAGGCGAGAGCGCCATGCCAGCTTTGCTTGTTCTACCTCAATGGCGAATTTTGAATCTTCTCTCTTCCAGCGTGAGATCGTATCGATATTGAGACCGACAATCGTAGCAGCTTGCCCCTCTCGATTGCCCTCAGCAATAAGACTCAAAACTTGCTCTTTTCTAAGCTCAACGCCGGATAGACCTTGAGAGATAGCTTGCTCAGTTTTTGCCTGTACTACCTCTAAAATCTCGCCTTGCTTTTTAAGCTTTTTGAGTTTGTCGATCTTGCTCATGACTTATTATAAATTCTCCGACTGATGCGCTCGATAGCACTATCTGGCTCGATCTCCTTTAGATACTCGATAGCCTCGGACGCTGGATTATCGATAACAGCCACTAAGCTCTTTTCAATCACAACGCTAGAAGTCACATTTAGGGCGCTGGCGATCTCGCCTACCTTTAGCATCATGGCGGTAGGCAAATAGACTGTATGGCTGGCGCGCTTAATTTTTTTGCTCATCGTCTCTCCCTACGATATCAAATTTGTTCGCCTCAAGCTTCCAATAGGTTTTGTCTTCAAAAGCATTGCAAATCATCTTGCCTTGAACAAGCACTAGATCGCCTTTCTTGATAGATGCCGCCGCCTTTTGCGCTGTGGGATCAGTGCCAAAAGATATAATCTCGACTGTAAACCAAGTGACGGGATCACTTTTCTTAGCTTGATAGGCGATACTTCCTACTGCTTTGTTTAGGGTGGTGCCGATTGTTTTGAATACGAAGTCTTTGCCAGCTCTACCGGCTAGAGTCATGCTATTTATCATCTTGATTCTCCATAAAGTAGAGAGGGCTAGCGCCTGTTTTTTCTGCCAATGTTTTGGCTAAACTATAACTTATTTGAGACTTGCCTCTAAGCCCTTCAACAATATGCTTATTGCTATAACCAATTTGAGAGGCTAACTCTTTTAAGGTCATGCCGGTCTTCTGTTTAACGAATTTTGTTTTATCACTCATGGTCATTTTATTTATCCTTGAGCGCGACTATTGTTAGAATTGCCATCGCAACGAGCATGATTAAATCTTTAATATTTAGGTCTTGAGTCATTTTTTCATCCTATCGAAATAAATTGATTTCATCGTTGTTCTATGCTATAACAACAATAAACATTCTAGAACATTCTATTTAAAAAGTAAAGGCAAAAATGCATAAAATTCATGTCGGTTTAACCGGGTATGTATCTATTCCAGATGGTGGAGTTTTCGGCGATGATTTAACAGTGGTCAATACTGCTCGTGTGAGCTACAATAAGCACTCTAACGAATGGGGCGACAAAGATGAACGCCTGCTTAAATATCTATGGGATCATGAACACACAAGCCCTTTTCGTCATGCATCGATTCGCTTTGAGATTAAAGCGCCTATTTTTGTATTGCGTCAGTGGATGAAACATCAAATCGGCTGTTCATGGAATGAGATCAGCTATCGCTATACTCAATTTGAAGAGCCAGAGGTCTTTTATCCTGGTCTTTTTAGATCACAAGATGCAAAAAATAAACAGGCTGGCACTGGCATTTTGCCTTTAGCAGATCAAGATAAAGCAACCGAAATTTTACATGATGGCTATGAAGCAGCATATAAGGCATATCAAGCGCTGATCGACATGGGCGTATGCAGAGAACAAGCTAGAATCGTCTTGCCAGTAGGTATCTACTCTAAAGCAGTATGGACGGCATCGCTCCAAGCGATTATGCACTTCATCGATCTAAGACTTGATGAATCAGCGCAAAAAGAGATCAGAGACTACGCCGTAGCTATCAAGACACTGGCGCAACAGCATTTTCCCCAAAGTATTAAATTGCTAAATAAAGAGGAGTTTATATGAATATCAGAGATATGATCGCCACACTAGAGCGCGAGATCGTGCCTATCATCAGATCATGGGAGTCTTACGATAGCGCTGGCGATCTTGAGCACGCCTTGAATGAAAAGATCACTGATCTAGGCTTCGGACATACTCCGGAATTTCATACGATATGGCTATTTTTGGGCATTAATCTATCTGGCTGCATTGTCGAGGTATCAAAAGAATCGGGCGTGCATGAGAATTTCCCCACTCTTATCGCTCGTCTATCATCATATCTAGACGACAAAATAGAAGATTGATAGAGTAGTCTCCAAACAAGGAGATAGATATGAAATGTGTTAAATGCGGTCAGCGCTTGGCTGGTCTTGACTATTTACAGGGTTTTGAGCATCAGTTTTGTGGTCAGTGTGTAGCATCAGTATATCGAGAAGTTTACGATGATGATTTTCTTGATGATACGATTGATCCAGATGAAGAGGATATTGAAGATGATGAGTGATTTTATAGCACAGTGTTTTTATTTAGCGTCTCTTGCTACCGTTTACCCCCAGCCCCATAGAGTTGACACTTGCCTTGAGATAGCGCGTGAATCGATTAAGATGGATATTGATCCATATCTTGCTATCGCTATCGCCTA